AATAGATTTCGAAAAACAAACACCAGCAGAATTTTATCAAGGTCTTAATTTCTCTGTTGGGGCAAGTGATACACCAAGCAGCTTTACAGTTACAACTACAAGAGATACAACACAAAACCCAACATCAGCTGGTAATACGTTTACATATGCAGTTTCAGTTCAATCAGTTTACGGTGCTGGAAATAAATATTTTATATTTGACCAACAGCAACCAACGTTACAATTTTCACAAGGAAATACTTACATACTTACTTATCCAGCAGCACATCCAGTTAACTTTTCAATCACAGCAAATGGAACACATGGTGGAGGTAGTGCTTATACCACAGGGGTTTCTAATCCAACTTCTACCTCAATACAAATAGTGGTTAATTCAAGTACACCATCGACGCTTTATTATTATTGTGCAAACCATAGTGCAATGGGTGGAACAATTAATGTTACTTAAGGTGAATATATTATGGACAAAAAAGAAAAATTACAAAAGTCACTAGAAAAAAACTTACCAGTCAGTGCTGACGCACAAGAAAGAAAAGATAAGAAAGACATAAAAGATGATTATGAATTTTCTAGACGAACTTATAGAGATTTAATTAACACAGGTGTAGGGAGTTTAGATACGCTCGCGGAACTCGCCCGCGAGAGCGAGCACCCACGCGCATTCGAAGTATTATCTAGAGCAATAAAAGATGTTGCAGATACTACTGAAAAACTTATGGCTTTACAAGATTCTAAAAAGAAATTAGCTAAAGAAGATGAAGAAGAAAAAAAAGCAAAAGCTATTACAAATAATAATTTGTTTGTTGGAAGTACAACAGAACTACAAAGAATGCTATTAGACCATGACAAAGATATAATTGATGCAGAAGATTAAGAACAATGAATTTGGTTATCTAGGAAATCCATCTGTTAAAAGAGATGGTGTAGAAACAGAATTTACAAAAGAAGAAATACAGGAATACAGAAAATGTATGAAAAATCCTGTATACTTTGCAAAGAAATATGTAAAGATTATTTCACTTGATGAAGGTTTAGTTCCATTTGAATTATATCCTTATCAAGAAAAAATGTTTAGGCATTTTAATAAGAATAGATTTAGTATAGTATTAGCTTGTCGACAAAGTGGAAAATCGATTTCGTCTGTGGTTTATCTTCTCTGGTACGCAGTATTTCATCCAGAGAAAACCATAGCTATCCTGGCTAACAAAGGGGCTGTTGCGAGAGAAATGTTAGCCAGGATAACCTTAGCATTAGAAAATTTACCGTTCTTTTTACAGCCAGGAACTAAAGCTTTAAATAAAGGTAGTATAGAGTTTAGTAATAATAGTAAGATTATAGCAGCGGCAACGTCCGGAAGTTCTATAAGGGGTTTATCTATTAATCTATTATTCTTAGATGAGTTTGCATTTATTGATGATGATGCAAGATTTTATACATCTACCTATCCGGTGGTTTCTGCAGGTAAAGATACCCAGATTATAATATGTTCTACTGCAAATGGAATAGGTAATGTATATCATAAGCTATGGGAAGGTGCTTCACAAAGTACAAATGAATTTAAGCCTTTCCGAATAGATTGGTGGGACGTACCAGGTAGAGATGAAAAGTGGAAAAATGAAACTGTAGCAAATACATCTGAATTACAGTTTGAACAAGAGTTTGGTAATACCTTCCATGGTAGAGGTAATACACTTATAAGTGCAAATCATTTATTAGCACAAAAAGCAAAAGAACCAATCGAAGTAAAAGAGAACACTTACATTTATAAAAACCCTATTGAAGGACATGATTATATAATGACAGTAGATGTTGCAAAAGGAAGAGGACAAGATTATAGTACATTTAATATAATCGATACAACAACTAATCCTTTTGAACAAGTCTGTGTATTTAGAGATAATAATATTGCACCATTAATTTTTCCAGATATTATTTTTAGATATGCAAGATCTTATAATGATGCTTATGTAATAGTAGAATCGAATGACCAAGGTGCTGTAGTTTGTAATGGTTTATATTATGACTTAGAGTATGAAAATATGTTTGTTGAGTCATCAGTTAAAGCTGCTGGAGTTGGTGCAACTATGACTCGAAGAGTAAAACGTATTGGATGTTCTACGATAAAAGACTTTATTGAACAAGGAAAACTTAAAATCGTAGACAATCAAACAATAATTGAAATGAGTACTTTTGTTTCAAAAGGTAAATCTTTTATGGCTATAGCACCGAACCATGATGACTTAATGATGAATTTAGTTTTGTTTTCATGGTTTGCAACAACAGATATATTTAGATCTTTAACAGATATTGACATGAAAGAAATGTTATATAAAGAAAGGTTAAAAGAAATACAAGATGATATGCTTCCTGTTGGTTTCTTAGGCGAGAAATCTGAAGAGCATAAATATGAGAAAGACAAAGATGGAAACATTTGGTTCGAGGAAGAGACAAATTTTATAAACTGGTAACATGCAAAACTTTAACGACTGGCAAAATACAGCTAAGAAACCAATAGAAGAAAAGAAGCATTTTGAAAAAGATCCTTCGAATCTACACTGTATTGTTCTTGGATTAGGTGAAGAAGAAGGAACATTTGCAGATATAGTTGGTAACTTAGCTAAGAAGAAAGGAATGAAATTTACATTAATTAATGTAGATGAAGCTTATATATCTTCTGTTGATGTTGATTTAGGTTCTGTTGTTTTTCAAAATTATGATGGTGAAGATGGTGAAATAAAACTATCTAAAGAAAATTCTATTGTCTTTGTACGAGCTGGGGCTATTCAAAATTTAACTTCACAATCATTAGTATCTTCTTTAGGTACATACGGATTCTTTATGGTAAATGATTTAGAATCTATGATGTTATGTGATAACAAAATGTCAAACGTAATAGCTTTGGATCGTAATAATATACCTACTCCTAAATCGTCAGTTATAACAAATGTTAAATCTATAGAAAGCGCACACGAAAAAATTGGCGGTAAATTTCCAGTAGTTATTAAAACATTAACAGGTACACAGGGTGTTGGTGTTGCAATAGCAGAAAGTAAACAATCGTTAGTATCTGTTTGTCAAGCATTATGGAAATATGATGCACAATTATTAATCCAAGAATATTTACCTTTAAAATCAGATATTAGGACATTAGTCGTAAATGGTAAGATAGTAGGATCAGCTGAAAGAGTAAAACAAGACGATAAAGAGTTTAGAAACAATGTACATCTAGGAGCTAAAACTTTACCATATAAACTATCAGATGATGAAATAAAACTTGTTAAACAAGCCGCACGTGCGACTGGCGCACTATATTGTGGTGTTGATCATTGTAAAGTAGGAAAGAATAACTATGTTTTAGAGATAAATGGATCGCCTGGAATTCGATCACACTTTAATGCATACGATTTAGAAACAGAAAAATCACTAGGAAAAGTCAATGATGAAGATATTTTAAATACAATTATTACTTACTTTACCCATGAATTACATAGAAAACCATTATTTAGAACTGAAAGCGGTTATATAGAAAGAATAGAATTAGATGGATTAGAACAACCAATTCGTGCTAAATTTGATACTGGTAACGGAACAGATGCTAGTATGCTACATGTAGATTCTTTAGATATAGATGGAGATACAGCTATTTGGGAGAAGAATAAACAGAAATTTAGGTCAAATATAACCGATGTTTCTATAGCTAGAAGATTACCAACTATAAAAGAAAAGAGACCAGTTATAGAATTAACTGTACATTTTAATAATAAATCTTATCCAAACACACGTATTGCACTATCTACAACAGATACAGCTTCTGAAATGTTAATAAACAGAGACCTAATATCAACATTTAAAGTATCAGTTAACCCAAATAGAAGGTTTGTATTGTCTGACCACGTTGGAAAAGAAGATAATACAGACACTTAGAAACATAGAAAGCATAAATAAAAGTATTGAAAATAACCGTATTATGAAACTTATAAACTAACTCACAACAATTGAGAGGATAAAGCGATGGCATTTCAAGTATCACCAGGCGTCCAGGTAAAAGAAATAGACGCAACGAATGTAATCCCAGCCGTATCTACCAGCATTGGTGGATTTGCAGGATCATTCAACTGGGGACCAGTAGACCAAATAGTCACAGTAGGTTCTGAATCAGAACTAGCTGAGCAATTTGGTACTCCAGATGACAATACAGCGAAATATTTTCTTACAGCTGCGGCATTCCTTAAATATGGTAACGCGCTGAAAGTTGTTAGAGTACTATCAGGTCATGATAATGCGACTGCAGATGGTACTGGACAACTTATTAAGAATGAAGATGATTATGATAATAACTACTCGAGTGGTTCGTTAGCTAAGGGTTTATGGGTAGCCAAATATCCAGGTTCATTAGGAAACAGCTTAAAAGTTTCTATGATTTCGCAAGGAATCTCAGACTTTTCAGCTTGGGCCTTTGCATCATCTTTTGACGGTGCTCCTGGAACATCTGACTACGCAGTTAACTTAGGTAAAACTAACTTTAATGACGAATTACACGTAGCAGTTATAGACGAAGACGGGTTATGGACAGGTACAGCTGGTACCGTTCTAGAAACATTCGCATTCGTATCTCAAGCGTCAGACGCGAAGAAGACTGATGGAACTACCAATTATTATAAAGATGTTATTAATAATAACTCTAAATATATTTGGTGGGCTGATCACGACTCTACAAATCTAACAAACGCAGGGGAATCCTTAGCAAGTAGATCGAGTGCATTTGACACCCATAACTCAGCTATTGACCATAGCTTAAGTGGTGGTTCAGACGATAATACTCCAACAGCAAGCGAAATAGCTTCAGGCTATGATCTTTTCGAAGATGCAGAAACTGTTGATGTTAACTTATTGTTTGCATGTCCAGATGCTAACGGACAAGAAACAATTGCAGAAGACTTAATCTCTATTGCAGAAGCAAGAAAAGATTTAGTCGCATTTGTATCGCCTCCAATCGAAGACACAGTAGGAAGTTCTACACCAGCAGCAGATGTTATGACGTTTGCAAATGGTTTAACTAGTTCTTCATACGCAGTCTGTGACTCATCCGCACTATATGTATATGACAAATACAATGATGTATTTAGATATATTGGTGCAGCTGGTCACGTAGCAGGTCTATGCGCTAATACTGATAGAGTGGCAGATGCATGGTTCTCACCAGCTGGTGTTAACCGTGGTCAACTATTAGGTGCAACAAAATTAGCATTCAATCCGAAGAAAGCGGATAGAGATACATTATATAAAGGGCGTGTTAATCCTTTAGTATCTTTCCCAGGAGAAGGTATGATGTTATTTGGGGATAAAACCCTACTTAGCAGACCTTCAGCTTTTGATAGGATTAACGTTCGAAGATTGTTTATCGTATTAGAGAAAGCAATCGCAACTGCAGCTAAAGCTCAGTTATTCGAATTTAATGACGAATTTACAAGAGCTCAATTTAGAAATATAGTTGAGCCTTTCTTGAGAGACGTCAAAGGGCGTAGAGGTATAACAGACTTTTTAGTAGTTTGTGATACAACTAATAATACAGGACAGGTAATAGATTCAAATAGATTTGTTGCTGATATTTTTATCAAGCCAGCAAGATCTATTAACTTTATTACACTGAACTTCATTGCAACAAGAACCGGAGTCGAATTCTCCGAGATCGCAGGAGTATAGGGGGTAAAACATGGCAATATTAGGAGTAGATGATTTTAAATCTAAACTAGTTGGCGGTGGTGCACGTGGAAACTTATTCAAGTGTACTGTTAACTTCCCAGGATACGCAGCGGGAGATGTTGAACTTACATCATTTATGTGTAAGGCAGCAGCTTTCCCAGCATCGATAGTAGCACCTGTAGAGGTTCCGTTCAGAGGAAGAAAACTTCAGATAGCTGGAGATAGAACTTTTGAACCTTGGACTATTACAGTTATTAATGATGTTGGTTTCGAAGTCAGAGATGCTTTCGAAAGATGGAGCAATGGTATTAATGGTCACAACTCTAACAGTGGATTAAGTAATCCTACAGATTATCAAGCTGACGGTATTATCGAACAACTTGATAAAGAAGGAAACACAACCAAGAGTATTGATATTCGCGGAATGTGGCCTTCTAACATTTCAGCAATTGAAGTTGCCTATGACCAGGAGAACACAATTGAAGAATTTACTGTAGAGTTACAAATGCAGTACTGGGAGTCAAATACCACTAGCTAAAACTAGTATAAATATATTACAGAGAGGGATTAATTTCTCTCTCTGATAATATAGGATAAAATTATGGCAGAATTTTTCGGATTCGAAATTAAAAGAAAGGGACAGGAAAAAGAAGTTCCAAAGGTTTCTTTCGTACCAAATACGGATGAAGATGGCGCCGGTGTTATAAGCACGGGTGGTCATTTTGGTGCATATTTAGATCTTGATGGAGATAAAGCAAAAAGCGAGATAGATCTTATTATGAAATATCGTGATGTTGCAGCACAACCAGAATGTGATGCAGCTGTAGAAGATATAGTAAACGAAGCAATTGTTGGAGATCATAACGATGTTCCAGTAGATATAGTCTTAGATAAAGTAGACGCTTCAGATAAAATTAAAAAAATGATGAAAGAGGAATTTGATACCATTATTTCTCTTTTAAACTTTAATCAGTATTCACATGATATATTTAGAAAATGGTATATAGATGGAAGACTACCTTACCATGTTATAATAAACGATGGTAATCCAAAAGCAGGTATTAAAGAATTAAGATATATAGATCCTACTAAATTAAGAAAAGTAAAAGAAATAGAAGAAGAGGAAGATCCTAAAACAGGTGCTAAGCTTATTAAGAAGCAAAAAGAATTCTTTCTTTTCCAAGACAATGCTTTAGGAAAATATAATCAAGGGTTAAAAATTCAACCAGATGCTATCATATATGGTACATCTGGGGTATTAGATTCATCACGTAAAAGAATCTTATCTTATTTACATAAAGCTATTAAGCCAGTAAATCAGTTAAGAATGATGGAAGATTCTGTTGTTATCTATAGAATAAGTAGAGCACCAGAAAGAAGAATATTTTATATTGATGTTGGTAACTTACCAAAAGGTAAAGCAGAAGAATACCTACGTGGTATTATGAATCAATATAGAAACAAATTAGTTTATGATGCTAAAACTGGTGATGTTAAAGATGATAAAAAGCATATGAGTATGTTAGAAGATTTCTTCTTACCAAGACGTGAAGGTGGTAGAGGAACAGAAATAACTACATTACCAGGTGGAGAAAACTTAGGACAAATAGATGATATAATCTATTTCCAAAAGAAATTATATAGAGCATTAAACGTTCCTATTAATAGGTTAGAACAAGAAGCACAGTTTAGTTTAGGTAGAGCTTCTGAAATAACTAGGGACGAAGTTAAATTTAAAAAGTTTATTGATAGATTGAGAAAAAGATTCTCAGACGTTTTTATACAATTAATGAAGACTCAATTAATGTTGAAAAATGTAGTTACTGCAGAAGAGTGGAACGAATGGAAAGAATCCATACAGTTTGACTATATTGAAGATAATTACTTTTCAGAATTAAAAGAAGCCGAAATGTATAGAGAAAGATTCGATATGTTAGGTTCACTGGATGAGCATATTGGCCGATTTATATCAAATGAATGGGTTAAAAAGAATATACTTAGATTTAGTGATGACGATATAGAGACTATGAATAAACAAATCGAAGATGAGGAGCGTGGCGGTGAGAACGATATCCCT